ATATCCGAGAAGGAGAACCAATGTCCGAGACCATGGACACCACGCCCGAGGTCCAGGCCTCGGTCGACTCAGAGGCCCGCGAAGCCGTGGCCGAGGTCCGCGAGGAGCTCGCAACCCTGGCAACCAAGGTCCACAGCGGCGAAGCACCACACCCGCTCGCCGAATACCGCTCATTCGGTCACTACGTTAAGGCCGTCTACAACGGCGACACCGAGAACCGCGCCCTCGACGTGCAGACCCTCGCCGACGCTCCGGGCCTGGTCCCGCCGGTGTGGCTCCGCGACATTAAGGGAGTCCTCGACCGTGGCCGCCCCTGCATCTCCGCTATCGGTGGCCCAACGTCAGCCGCCGGCGCAGGAATGACTGTCAATTGGCCGTACTTTGATGGTGATCTGTCGGCGATCGTTGCCGCCCAGGCCGCCGAAGGTGACGAGGTCAACAGCGTTGACATCGACATCAAGAAGGGCACAGCCACCCTCGCGACCTACGCCGCAGGCTCCCGCCTGTCGTTCCAGGTCATCGAGCGCACTGATCCGTCCTACGTCGACGCGCATCAGCGCATCATGGTCGGCGCGTACGGAACCGAAACCGACTACGCCTTCCAGGCGGCACTCTGGGCCAACGACACCGCCGGCCTTGACTACGATTTCTCAGCCGACAGCACCGGCAGCGCCTTCATCGAGGCCGTGTGGGCAGCAGCGATCGACGTCGAGACCGCTACCGGCCAACCCGCTGAGGTCGTCTACTGCTCGAGCGCCGTCATGAAGAAGCTCGGCGCATGGAGCTCCTTCCAGGCGCAGAACTACCCCGTCCAGAACGTGGGCGGCGTGTTCGACGGCCGCACCGGCCGGGCGACCGTGATGGGCCTCCCGCTGGTCCTCGCCCGCGAGTTCGCCACCGATGACAGCGAATCCGCGATCGTCACCAACCGCCAGGCGATCGGCTGGCTCGAGGACGGCCCGCGCCTCGCCACTAACGACGTGGCCGGCAACCTCGGCCGCGACGTGGCGATCTACGGCTACGCCGTGGCCTCGCCGTTCATCTCTGCCGGCATCGTTGGAATCTACGACCAGCCGTAAACCTGGTCACGATTAGGGAGTCGACGAAATGGCGCTACTTACAGGACAGGAACTAGCCGACGCGCTAGACCTGGACTATGTCGCGCCTATCGACGACGTACTCGACCAAATCGCCGAAACGTCGGACGATATCGTCGGCTCCCTAATCACCACCGCCGCCTACACGGCCGAACCGGCCGCCGTGAAAGAAGCCGCAGTAGCCGTAGGGGTCGAGATATTTCAGGCCCGCACAGCTGCAGGCGGCCAAGCCGTAGCAACCGATTTCACACCAGGGGCCTACCGGCTCTCAGTATGGGTGACACGTCGAGTCATGGCACTACTAGCGCCATACCTCAACGTCAACGGAATGATCGGCTAATGGCCCTTTCGACCGAAGCACGCTCCGCGCTGATCTCCGCCCTCGAGGGCAACGGGATCCGCGTCTACGACACCATGCCAGCGGTCCCAAAACCGCCGGCCATCGTCATCATTCCCGACAGCCCATGGATCATTCCCGAGCGCGTCGGATCCAGCCTCAACTATCGAGTCCGCTGGCGCGTCCTGGTCGTCATCAGCCCCAGGAACAACGAAGCCGCCACGACCGACATCGAGGACGCAATCGACACGGTCCTCGCTAACATTCCTGCCACGATGAACGTCGAGCAGGTTAACGCCCCGCAGCTCCAAGACACCGGCGCCCAGGGGTCCGTACTCACCACCGAGATAAATGTCTCGGCCCATTGGAAGGAATAAACAGATGCCCGCAGTATCGGTAGCCGGGGCCGCGATTAACCTCTCGGTCGACGCAACCCAATACGAAAGCCAGATCACCACCGGCACGATCACCACCACGCCGACGATCGTCCGTACTAAGACGCTCGACTCGGTGGCTTTCGACCAAACCGACCTCAACTCCACCATGTCGGTCGATTTCCTGTACGACGAGAACAGCGGCCTTTACGACGCTCTGCAGACCGCTATCGCGGCGGCCAACAGCGTTGCTGTGATCGTCGCCAGCGCCACCGGCACATGGACCGGCTCGGCCATGGAGATCGACGGCCTGGACGTCAGCTACGACGCGACCGGCGTCGTTACCTGCTCCCTCAGCCTCACCGGCTCCGTAACATTCGCCTGATCAAGAGAACGGGGAAACGCCATGTACCCACAACTAAACGTGTACCTAGATGACGCAGACGAACCGACCGTAATCCAACCCCTCACGGTCGATTTTGAGGTAGCCGAGTCGCTCTACCCGAGCGGCAACGTCACCGACAACGGCCTAAAACTCGTCGTGGCTTACTGCCACACGGAAGGCAAAGAGCCGAAAAACGTCCTCGAGGTCCGCAATTGGGCCCGCGCCCGCAAAGTGAAAGTAATCATTGGGCGGGAGCCGGACCCTACCCGAGAGGATCCGTCCGACGAATGATCGTCCGAGTCGCATTAGCGACCGGGCGGCCTGTCGAGGAGGTCCGACACTACGACCCCGCACTATTGGCCACGATCATCGAGAAGCTACAAAGTGGCAACCACTAAGCAATTCGATTACTACATCGAAGGGCTGAACTCGCTCCTCCGCGATCTCCGGCAACTACCACCAGAGGCCAATAAAGAGCTCAGGACGGCCTCTAAGACGATTGCACAGCGGCACATGGTCCCGGCATGGCAAAACGCTGCCAGGTCCTACGCGGGCCCCTGGGGCGACGTGATCGCCGATAGCGTTAAAGCCGGCAGCGACCGCATACCCAAGATCACGGTCGGCGGGAACCGTAAACGATTCTCCGGCGGCGCCACCGCGACCATGGTCCGCTACCCCTCCTCGACAGGTAAACGGCGCGACAGTTTCGCCCCATTCGAAAAAACCGATTGGCTTAACCAGGTCCGCTCCTACCAACCCGGCGCACTCCAAGCCTGGAACCACGCCCTCGAGCGCGTCATCAATAAGTGGGGCCGGTAATGGCTAAAACGTTAACGGTCTACCTGGCGGCAGACCTCAAGAAATTTAACTCCGGCATGGACGCCGCCGGACGAAAAGTAAACGGATTCTCCGGCAGCCTCAAAGACAAATTAGGGCCCGCCCTGATCGCGGCCGGTGCAGCTGCCGGCGCGTTCGCTGTGAAACTCGGCGTAGACGGCGTTCGATCCGCGATCGAGGACGAAGCCGCAGTAGCGAAACTCGCTACAACCCTGGAAAACTTGGGATTTGATGATGCTCTAACGCCCCTCGAGGCATACATAGCCGAGATGGAAGTCGCCACCGGTATCGTCGATAACGAACTCCGGGCCGCATTTGAGCGCCTGGTCCGCTCCACGGGCGACGTATCCGAAGCGCAGAAAGCCCTACAGATCGCCGTCGACGTGTCCGCGTCCAAGGGCAAAAGCCTCGAGCAAGTAGCCGACAGCCTCGGCAAGGCATACGACGGGCAAGCGACAAGCCTGCAACGCCTCGGCACAGGCCTATCCAATGCCACGATCCTGTCCAAAGATATGGATCTGATCACGTCCGAACTAGCGTCCCTATTCCAAGGGCAAGCCGCTGTAGCTGCAAGCACCTACCAGGGCCAAATGGACCGCCTCAACGTGGCCGTCGAAAACCTGAAAGAGGAATTCGGTCGCGGCCTGCTCATGGCCCTAGGCGACACCAACGACGAAACCAACGACCTCATGGACACCCTGGCCGACCTCGGGCCCGTGATCCAGGACGTCGGAACGCTAGTCGGCGAATCCGTCCAGGATCTCGGCTACCTGGCTATGACATTCGCCGACCTGGCCTACCTGGTCAAGGGATTCGAGGACGAGCTGTCCGGCCTACCGCCGGTATTCGGAGAGGTAACCAAGAGTCTGGAATTCTTTACCAACCCGCTTAGTTACGCCGTCGATCTGCTCAAGCAATTTCGCGGCGAACAAAACCGCATTACCGAGAAACCAGGCGGCGGCGATTTCGGCGAAGCAATCGACTCGCAGGCCGGATCCGTACAGAAAGCCAACTTTCAGATTGTCGCGGCGAACAAGTATTACCGCGATTTCGCTGCCCGCCAACAACAAGCCACCGAGGAAGTCGACGACTACACTCGGGCCGCCGGCGGCGCATCAAGCGCCGTCGAGAAACTAAACGACAAACAGCAACGCCTCCTAGACCTGTACGAAGTCCAGGGCATCGCGTTAGCGACCAGTAAACAGGAACTGATTGACCAAATCGGAGCCCTCGAGGCTGCCACGAAAGCGGTCGAGGATTACGCCGACGCATTACAACAGGATCTCCTAGGAGGAATCGACCTCGGCAAACTCTACAAAGACAATTTCGACGAGCAAGGCCGGCAAACCGGCAAAAGCCTTATCGACGGCTTTCAAGAGCAAGTCAACCAAGCCCAATGGTTCGGAAACGTCCTAACCGCGATCAAAGCGCAAGGCGCCGACCAATCACTAATCGAGCAGATAGCCAGCCTGGGCCCCGAGGTCGGTGGAGCTCTCGGCCAGCAAATCCTCAACGAGGGAATACTGCCAACCCTTAACGCCCAATGGGTAGGCGTGCAGGAAACCACACGGGCCCTCGCTCTAGGCCTTGTACCCGAATTCCTCGAGGCCGGCCGCCTGTCAGCGATCGACACCCTTAACGGGCTGGCCAATCAATTCCGCGAGGATCAAAAGAAATTTAAGAAACTCGGAACCAAGATCGGCGAACAGGTCGGCGCATCATTTAAGAAGCAAATAGCCAAAGACGTAGCCGAAGCCGTCCGGGCGGTCGAGGCCGCCGCTACAGCCGCCAGGGCTGAACGTGTTGCAGCTGCAGAAGCCGAGCAGGCCAGGATCACCGAACAGGCCGTAGCCAACGCAATCAGCAACCTGATCCGTAACAGCGATCAGCGGTCGGGCCGTAACGTACAGCCGGTCCTCCAATGAGCATTTACGCCGTCCTCATTAACGACGTCCCCCTCGATCTAGCAGACGTCGAATACAACGTCCAAGTAACGCACGCCCGAGCGGATATCAAATCCACACCCGAGCCCGGTACCGCCCAGGTGATCCTCAGGGGTACCACGGGTACAGGTATACAGATCGGCGACGAGCTCCGCATCGGCGCGTATACGGGCATTTGTCGATTCCGTGGCACCGTAACGGATCTGCGCCTCGAATACCTATCCACGAATCCAGCCATACCCGTCGTCACCGTTACTGGCATCGGCTACCTAGCCCGCCTCGGCCTGCTCACCACAGGTGAGAGCGCATACTCGAAAGAAACCCCCAGGGATCGGGTAGACGCTGTCATGGCCGACGCCGGGATCGATTACCTCAACGCGGCCGATAACGTCCTCGAGCTTGACAGCAATAACGACCCTACGGTCCAGCCGAAACTTGCCTATCTACAGGTACTGGCGGAATGGTCCGGCGGTACATATTTTGATGATTGCCGTGGCCGCATCATTTTTGAGGATTACGGGCAGCGAGGCATCGCCGGTAATCCAGGTATCTGGGAAAACTTGACCGAGTCGTGGAGTTTCTATACCTCGGCCTGGTCCACATTCCCAATCAATAACGCCGCCTCAACAATTCCAGGCTCAGCGATAGCGTGGGCGCCCGAGTGGCAGCAGAACCTACAAACCCTGATTAACGATATCGAGGTCGAATACAGCAATAACAATATTTACGACCTCGAGGACGCTTCCTCAATAGCGGCCTATGGGCGCCGTAAATACGACCTGACAACCGAGCTGCACAGCGCCGGGGACGCCCAGGAGAGAGCCGAGCAGATACTCACAGCCCAGGCATACCCGCTATGGAACATCGGCCAAATAACCGTACTCATGGATCAACTAACCGACACTCAGCGGAACGACGTACTAGCGCTCCTCAACGGCTCCCGCGTCATCATCGATGACCTACCCGCAGGCGGCCCCTACACGCAATTCCAGGGCATTGTCGAGGGCTGGTCTGAGACTTTCACCCCCGGCCGCCATCTGGTCACTTTGTCGATTTCTGACCCTCGATACAGCTATCAGACTGTCCCATGGTCCGGCGTCGATGTGACGCTTACATGGGGAAATGTCAACACGACCCTACAATGGTACAACGTAGTAACAGCCGACGACCTAATCGCGGCCTAAAGGAAGGTGAACTATGGCTACCTCGACCTACGGTACGCCCTACGTCGAGTCCGGCGACCTCGTATC